TTTATCAGACTTTAAAAGGTGTTTAAAAACTACGTTAGTCTTTATTTTCAATTATCTCAATTTCAAAGTGTGATGGAATTCCGTCTGCTCCTGTTATTTCTTGTCTTTCTACATAACCCCTTTTCTTTCCTTTTGTCTTTAAATAGAATATAGTTGCTGCAGTTGAATCTGCTGCTATCTGTTTATGTAATTTACTTTCTGCAAAGTCTAAAGCTACATTCTCTATTTCCTGTACTGCTATTGCAAACATCTCATCTTCCTTTAACCATTTGTAATATGTGCTTCTAGGTATATCTGCTTTCTTACAAGCAACAGTAACAACACCTAGACTTTGCTCTAGCGCTGCTAATAGTGATTCTTTTTTTATATGTCTACTTTCGTTCATTATTTATATTTATTTCATTTCAAATAATCCTGTTAACCTATTTTCTGAGTCAATATTTTTAAACTCTGCTTTATTTGTATTTATACTTCTACCAAATCTTTTACAAACCCATTTATTAGATTTTTTTAATGCATATATCAAACTAGGTGCTGATGTTGTTATAGAATATCTATATTTATTTTTTTTAAATATATTACCAACTTCATTTAAAAATTTAATACCAAATCCTGCACCTTGATAATCAGGTAAAATTACTAACCTATGAACTTTTTTCATATTTTTCATTTTTGGATGAGGAAAATGTAATGCACTCAAAAATCCTGCTATTTCATCATTTATAGTTGCTATAAAAACTTTAGCTGCATTATTATGAGTATGACTTAAATAGTGGTGTTTAGAAAACATTTTCCAAATTTGTTTATCTGATGCTTCGTAGATTTTGAAATCAATTTTTGGTCTATTTTTTTTTTGCCCTTCAAATGATTGAAAGGTCATAGTATCTGTATTAAAAACCCAATCAGGTAATAACCAATCTTCAACATCATAATGACAACCAACTGCTATAAATTTTTTATCACTTTTTCTTATTGCTTTTTGAATTGCAAAACTTCCTATTTTTGCTACATTTCTATCTACAACACTTGTAAATTCATCAAAAACAATCATTTCATTTTTTTCTAATATAGATCTTGCTAAATCAACCCTCATTTTTTGACCATTAGATAATACTGAATAAGGTTTTAACCAACTAGGTGGACTAGAAAAACCAACAGAATTAAAAGCATTTGTTATATCTGACACAGAACAATAACTTGGCATATCATCTAAAATTGATTTATCTGTATATTCAAATTTAGTAATATAAAAATCTTCAAATAATTGTTTTGCTATTGTTGTTTTACCACTTCCACTTTTACCTACAATTAAACCAATCTTCCAATCATTAGATAAATCTATTGATCCTTTAAATCTTTCTGTTGATTCATTAGATTGTAAGTCAAATTTACCTATAACAGACGAAACCCTAAATGTTAAATCTGTTTTATTTGTTTTTACAATGTCAAAATTCGGCATATATATCCTTTTTCTATTAATTCATTATATAATTTTTCTTGTTCTTCTTCATTTTCTATTTCTACTTCTATCCTATAAGAACTTTCAATAGTATCTGATATATCATTTAATTCTTTTTCTTCTTCTTCAAATGGAAAACCATCTAGACCCCAATCCTCTAATTCTTTTACATCCCAATCATTTGCTAAAATATCCCAATCCCATTCCCCAAAACCTATATTGTCTTTAATTATAAATTCCTGTGCTTTTTTTTCATCTAAATCATCTGCCTGTATAATATAGACTTCTTTTAATCCTATTTCCTTACAAGCCTTGTAACGCATATTACCACCTAAGATAATATTATCCTTATCAACCACTATTGGTCTAAGTGATAACATCTCGGGAAATTCCTTTACACTATTAACAAGTTTCTGAAACTTATGCTTATTTATGAATCTAGGGTTAGCATCATTTTCTTTTATAGATGATATACTAACCTTTTGTATTTTTGCTTTAATCATTGTAATAAATTTTCTCTAAGGTACAAAAAAATTATTTTCTGTATATTCTTGTAATTACTAATTGAAATATTCCAAAGTAAATAACAATATCTTCTTCGTATATTTCTTTATCTTCAAAGGGATAATGTCTGATCCCAAACAAAACCCCTTTAAAAAAACCTGCTTTAATTTCGTAACGTAATAACTCCATAGTATATAATTTGTAGTATAACGTTTTTAAAATTACTTTTTATTTACCAATGCATACCATCCATTGATGTACTACTTTCTATTACTTGGCACTTATCCTCACTTTTCCAAGACCAAGATTTTTTCAATAAACTAATTCTTTCTATAATTTCATCTATTCTATTTTTAGGTAAACCATCAAATAACATTAATATTTTTTGATCATCAAAACTATAATTTTTAGAATTTAATTTTATTTCTTTAAGTTCTTTTTCAAGCTGAAGATTTTCTTTTTTAATTTTCCTGTATTGATTCTGTAAAAAATGGACTTGATCTATTTCATCATAGTTTAATTTACTTTTGAATTGAAAGCAGGATTCTAATTCAGAAAGTTCTTCGTTACTTTTCTTGTAAATTGGATACATCTTTACTAAATGTATAACTGATGCGTGATCTGTTTTCTTTCCCATTGAAGTAAAAAAGTTAGCAATACTTGTCCATCGCATATTCATTTTCTTTCTAAAGATATAACAAGCCAATGCCCTTAATTCTACATATTCTCGTTTTCTAGTATTTTGAAATATATCTATTCCTGTCATTTCAATAATACGTTCTGATATTTTTAAATAGTCTTTATTCATTTCTTAAAATTTTTATTTCTCGTTCTAAATAATCTTTTGCTTTTAATAGATCTCCTAATTCATCTTTCTTCTTTCCTGCTCTAATAACATATTTTAATACGTTTCCTCTGCTAAAATTTAATTCATAATCATTTATGATATCTATTACATCATAATCTTTTCCGTTATCGTAATGTACTTGTGTTGCTTTCATTCTGTTCTTAGTTTTAAAAGGTGATAGCATTCAGCATACTTATGCCTAGCTTTGCCTCTATATTCTTGTTTAAATAATTCGTATAGCTTTCTAGTATATTGGTATTTAGTTTGGCAATCTGCATAATACTTTTCTGCAAACCTTTTACCTTTTCCCTTAAAGTAATTTACATTGTCTGCAGTATCTCCTGCAATCATCTGCTCATAAAAATTATACATAGCTTCATCTTCTGATATGTCAAGTATTTCTTGGTGCTTGTAATGATAGTTATACATCAGGCAAGGAAACTGCTTGTAGTCTTTGTCTATTGATACAATCATAACTTCATTTCTTCCTAGTTCTTCTGATAACTTTTTCCAATACCTTGCAACCATATCATCTGTTTCTACTCCATAACCTACAACACTATCATAATGACTTTTTACAAAATCGTGCATTTCGTGTAATAATGGTGGTAATTCTGTTTTTTTCCTATTGGCTTTGTATTTCTTAGTTATTAGCTTTCTAAAGTTGCCTCTAGATCCACTAAATGTAATTACCTTATCTATATTATAAAGTTCTTCTAAGTGGTTTACAATAGCCATATATTGCTCATCAAACTTATTTCTAGCATCAGCTATGTCTGTGTAATACTTTTCATCCTCAGGATGTTCTCGCTTCCTATAACAGCTTGCAAATACTAAACTATCTGCATCAACTAATAATATCATAATATATCCTGTATTGCTCCATCAATATACATTATTGCATTTTGACAAGTGTTATCTTCTGTTTCTCCATTTTCAATATCTTCTAAAGCATTTATGTAAATATACCTTATCTGTCTTTCTAACATAGGAAATTCTGCTATTGACTTCATACAATGTCTAGCTAAATCTCCAATATTTATAGTTGTTTTTTTCTGCTTCATAATTCTTTTAATGAATCTTTAATTGAACTTAAATGCATATCCTGCATTTTTTTATTTTCTTTTACAACCTGATCTACTATAAAACCTAAGTCTTTAAATAAATGTTCTACATTAAAAACAACCCAGTTATCTTTTCCATATCCAATATGTAATTCTCCATCTTGGCAATAAAGGTGATTTGTTTCGTGTATGTATGTAGTTTTATTTTTCTTCATATTGTGATAAATTTATTTGTAAGTAATTTCTTAAATCTGATTTTTCTTTTATTCTAAAATTGATTGTAATATCAGTTATAGATTGGTCTTGTTCTGTATGGGATTCGATTGATTTTTTAACCTCACCCCATAGTGCTTCATTTACTTTCATTTAATTAAAGTTAAATCTAATTCTTTAGCTACATAGTTGATATGCTTTTGCGTAGTAATAGACCAATAACCTAATTGGTGTAATTTACTTCCATCAATTCTTGCTACTATTGTTGAATAACTCCAAACGTTATTTCCTTGAATTGATAAATTTTGCTTGTACTTTGGTAATTTATACATCTGTTCTGTTTTTATTTGTTAAACATATTACCTATTTCTAAACCCTTATTTAAACCCTTTTCAAATTCTTGGTTTGCTAAATCACATAGTATATCATTCAATGCGATAAACTCATCTGTAGTTAGGTTTAATTTTAAATCATTTTTTCTTGCAAATGCTTTTGCTAAATTTGATTTTTTTGTTTCTGTTGCCATTTTGTTCTGTTTTAATAATTAATAAAGTATAAATATAATATAAATATACTTATAAACAGAAAATTTAATAACTTATTTTTCAGAAATATTAATATTTATTATACTAGCATCGTTTTCTTCTAGTAAATAAACATCTTTAAGAAGTCTTTTTTTTGTCCACATTGTAGTGTCAGGACAATATTTTTTTACAGGTATTGGCATCTGTAGATTGTTCAGCCAATATAAAAAGTTGCCTTTAGGATCATTAACAAAATATAATTTAATTACATCTTTATCTAATGACATCAGAGCATCGTACTTGTCTTTCTCAAGCATCTTCTGTTCATAATACTTATTACGAAATTTCATTTCAATAACGCAGTCTTTTCCCCTTGGTGTTTTACCTATTGCATCGTATCTAGTAAAACCATCACCACACCATTCTAAATCCCATCCATCTAGGTTAAGCAGGAATACAACTGCCTTTTCCCACTTATTAATCTTTTTTAATCCCATTGTTCCAAATAATATTCAAATCTTTTATCCATTGAACTATTCTTTTAGGGTTACAAGTACAGGGTTTATGGTATTTATGGTTGTGGTACTTTGCGTGGAGTTGGCAAACCAATTCAAATTCTTCAGAGGATAGGTGCTGTTTTTTACCCATTCTAAATTTTCTCCAATCAATTCTATCTTCTTTTTCAAATTTTACCATCTTTTAATCTTTATGTTATTAAGACTTTCACGTCTTTTATCACAATTACATTTTGTTCCTTTATAAGTATGATATTTATCTACTAGGTATTTAATACCTGTATATTTAGTTATGTAGTAAATTAGATCTCCTAGTTTCATTATATTGATTTTAAAATTTCTAAACAAAGTTGGTTTGGTATTTTACTTCTATTATAATTACCTTTTACTCCCTGCGTTCCTGTTCTACTTCCCCTTGGTGCAGCCTCGTGATGGCAATTCTTATTTCCATTAAAACATTCAGGTCTAGGCTGCCATCCATTTATATTTAATAATGATCTTATGTTATTACTCCAAATATCTGTAGGCTTTGCTCTATTGTCTCCGTAGGTACAATACCAAACTGTTGTTTTCGGTAAACCAATCATAAAATTTTGTTTTCTTAATAAACCCCTAGGATTTTCAATATACCATTTATTAGGATTTAATTCTTTAATAATTTGTAATGTTTTTTTCACAATCAAATCGCTTTTAATTGCAAAATTAGACAATGGTTTATTTTTAGGTCTATGGTGTGAAATAGCAGCAATACTATAAGTTGTACAAGGTGGACTAGCCCATATAATATCATGTTTAAAAGGAACTTTTTTTATATCAAAATTTAATATATCAACTACATAATCTATTTTATCAAAGTCATTTACATCACTACTAAAAACATCATAACCTAAACTTTCAGCTGCTTTTCCAATACTTCTACTTCCTGCAAATAATTCTAAAACTTTCATTTGAATTTAGTTAAATGTTTATTATCAATGACATATGTTTCTCCGAATCCAAAATCTTTTATTTCTTTTAATTCTATTACTTTTTTTCTTTTTATATGACCTATCAATTCAATAGAGTTTTCCTGTACCCAAGCAAGTACATAATGCTTTGCTATCTTCCTTTTAAATTGATTTGCAAATAATAATAAAGGTGGTCTATTCTTAGAATTAGAAGATTTTACATCAACACCATATTTAAAATCACTTCCTGAATCCCCCTTGCCAATAGTTAGAACATCTACCTTTTCACCTGTATGTTTAGAATAAGCATATTCTCCAAGAACACCTATGTAATGCCTCCACCAAGCAGGTTTGCTTTTAAAGAAATTAGAACTATTTTTTGTATCTGCGTGATTCATTGATCCTGATCGCTTCATTGCTAAATCTTTGCACCAATCTAATTCTTTGTCTGTTAATTTGATTGTCATATTAATTTCTTCAATTTATCTTTTACTTTTCTGTATGTATTGTAAAGGGTATAATATTCAATATATGAATTTCTAGAAAAGTCTGCTATGCTTTCACCCTCGTTAATTATTTCAAAAACTTTTCTGTCATACCAAAACATCTTATTTAATTCAGATTTTATTTTATCATAGGCTTCATCATAATCTACATCACAATCTAATTTAGAATAATTGGCATCTTCTATATTAAGCATTGTAATATTTTTACCCTTACGTTTTAAATCTATGTATAATGTTTTTAGAACTTTATAAATGTAGTAGTAGTTTATGTCATTATCATAATAAATGATGTCTAAACCTGCTTCTATTTTTGGTATTATTTTAATATACATTTCCTGAACAATGTCCTCAGCTATCGTTTTATTACAACCAAATGAATTAACAACATTAATCCAAGTCTTATGCTTTTTAGCTAGTAATAATATAACTTCTTTTTCAGACATTATTTCAATGGGTCATATAAATTTTCTACTATTTGAGGTAATCCAAAATCATTAACTTCGAAGCTAAAAGTATCAAAAGAATAACCTCTAGATCTTCCACACTTTACAGTAACCCAATCTTTATTAACAGTGTTTGCTTCTAGCTGAATTACAGTTTCTGCTTTCTTTTCTAAGAAACTACCTAGATGACCTGTACCTAGTTTTGAACTACCAAAGTTTTGATGTATAACGTTTATTATGTGGCATTTGTAAATTGATGACCATTCCATTAATTTCTGAACTAGATGATTACTTTCAGAAATATTGTTAGCATCAGAACATAAATCTGCAATACCATCTATAATTAATAAAGATGGTGTTTTAATTCTTTCTTTTAAATAGTAATCTATAAATTCAATTCTCATTTTATAGTCTATTGACCTTAACCCAAAGGTATGATAAATTTCTGAATTAATATTAGAGTCCATTTTATGCACCCTTTCAAACACTTTTTGGCAATGCCAAGCGCCTTGTTCTGTATCTATATGAATTAATTGTCCATCATTACCTTTATGTCCTTTTATATCACCACCAAATTGATTTTTATCACTTAAATAGCAAGATGCCAATAATGATATAAAAAATGTTTTCTTTGTTTTAGGTGGTGCAGTTACTACTGATAGATTTCCGTATGTTCCTAATGCTATTGGTACAATTAAATCACCATCTATTTTATTTGATTTTACTACTTTCTCACCATAAGATAATGCTACAGGTGGATAGTCTACTTTTTCTTTAGAATTTATAAAACAATCTTGCTCTATAAATTGCATTAACATTCTGTGTTCGTTCTGTTTTTCTGTCATTTGATAAATATATAAAAAAAAAGGTATAGATTATAAAACCTACACCTTTTTATTAAAAATGGTTAGTCTTAAAATGGTAAATCTGCATCGGCAGTTGCTTCAGTTTTAGCTTCTTCTTTTTCTGCTAAAGTGATATTTCCATCAGTCCAAACTACTTTTCCATTTCCTAAGTAATTTTTTTGAACTTTAGCATCCCTTTCTTCTTTGGTTTGACTATCCATA